TTAGATATACGTTCATTTCATTCTCAATCCAACGAATTGAGACTTGTCCAGAAAGAGTGATCGCTTCTGCGTTTGCTAGTTTATAATAGCGGAAGTATTGATTGCCAATCGCACCATAGGCAGAGTTGAGAGAAATCTTTTTAGCCATCTGGATGTTGTTACATCTGGCGATTTCTTTTTCAAGTGCTTTTGTTGGTGTTTTTTCATACTGTTTCTTTGCCTCAATCATTTTCTTTTTGAAAATGACCCTCTCCTTGTACATTCTATCCATGAGTTCTGGTAAAAACCCACGTTTATCTTTACGATACATGGCACCATTGGCACACACCGCATTATCTTTGTACATCTCAAAGGTTATTTCCTTACGAAGTATTTTATCAACATTAGCCGTTGGGTGTCGTTCGTCCAATAAGGTTTCTGGCGAGATATTGTACTGCATAATAAGATGGGGATAAAGACTGTTAAGGTCAAAACTAACCACCCAATCATAGACTCCTGGAATCGGTTCCTTGACATATGCTCCTGCGTATTTGTCATTTTTATTTGATTGATCTTTAGGAGGAATCACTATATTTTTCTTTTTAAGATAATTATAGATGATTGCATCCCACATACGAACTTGGAAGAAAACATCGTTATAGTTTACCTTGGCATCATATGCCATGGTAAGTGCTAATTCAATGAGTTTCATCTTGTCTTCCAGACGGTCAACAAGTTCCACGTCAATTATATTATATTCAACAAACTTTTGCCAACCATTTGTGTAGAAGTCCTTAAAAGTATCAAACTCTGAGTGATCGAGTTTCTTTTGGTCCAGTTCTACACTTGCAATATAATCTAGACGGTAAGATTCTTGCGCCTTATAAGTGAATTTCCTATACAGATTTAGATAATCTAACTGTGATACTCCACCAACATCATAAGAAGTTTGCTTACGACCTTTAATGTAAATCTCACGCTCAGTTACAAGTCCCCAAGGAGACAAACGCTTCATCAATTTTTCACCAAGAACACGCTCAATACGACGAACCATGTATGGCATGTCATAAAGTTCACTGTTCCATCCAGTAACAATATCAGGAGTATTTTGCATCCACCAATTGATAAAATCATTCAGCAGATCATGCTCATTATTAAATCGTTTGTAATAATGATTACCCTGTTTTAGTTTGAAGGGACCTTGGCCCCAAGTAGTAATTTCTTTAGTGTTATAGTCCTGAATTGTAATTAGAAGAATCTCTTCTGCAGCTGATTCCACATCGGGGAATCCATTCTCAGATGCAACCTCAATATCAATTGTGACTAGATTGATTTTAGAAATATCAAACTCAATCTGATCTTGCTTATACTTTTCAGAAATATACTGATATATGAATCTTTCGCATCCATATACATTAAAATCTTCTACATCACTATACTTTTTGATGAAATCACGGCAATCACGAACAGTTCCTGGTTGAATAGATTCAACATAATTTCCCTCAAGTGTTTTATAATTTGTCCTTTTATTGGAGGACACAAAAAGAGTCGGTTGAAACTTCTCGCGAGTTTGAAAACGTTCTCCATTTTCATAACCTCGGACAAGAAATTGGTCCCCGACCATTTGAACGTTCGTGTAGAATCTCATTCTTTAATAAAGTCTTCGTATGCCTTGAGCAGTTGTTCGTTTGGTTCAACTAGAGTTAGTATATCATCAGAATGCATTAAAAGTTCTTTTTGATCAGTAATACTAGGCCAACGGACCAATCTCTTATTAATGTCTGGTTCTTCATCTTCACATAAAATTTTGACTGGATCAATCAGTTTAGTATCAGCTTCCCCAGATAAAGCATCAACTTCAAACTGATTAACCTTGGAGATCAATACTAGATCCAGATTCTTCAACAATAGACACAGGATTTGATTTGCTTTCATTTTTCTTCTCGTAAGAGTTGTACATTTCAACAATTTGTGGGATTGGTTCAACTAGAGCAACAATCCACTCTGGACTAACATAAACTTCATTATCTTGACTAAATCTAGGCCACCTAGTCATTGATAATGTGAGTTCCTCTTCATATTCAGGATCATAACCTGTTTGGATATCATCTTCACCCTCAAGAAGAATCTTAGGATCACTTTCCTCCTCCCTAATACACATAGGGTTTTTCATAAGATATGAATATACTTTCTTATCTTCTTCAGATTTGATGCTTTTTACGTCGGAAACAAGTTGATCTCCGTTCTTTAACAATACAAGTTGTAAACTCATAACTCAGATGTACCTCTCTTTATTTTAACAGAAAAAAATGGGGGTGTCAACTGGATTTTGCCAGTTACCCCCAAGCGGCGACGATATTCAGTTTTATTTAGAGATAATCTTTACGTTGATGAGCCTCTGGGACCATCTTTCCTAGAACAATACTCAAAAGCCCATCTTCAAAATCAACTGATCTAACTTCCGTATCCTCACTGAGTGTCCACGAACGTGTAAAACTCCGTTGAGCCACGCCTTTGTGCAAGTAGTTAGTTTCCGTCTCCTTGTCTTCTTTTTGGCCCTCCACAAATAAATTACCGTCTTGAGTGTAGACATATACTTCTTTCTTCTTAAATCCAGCAAGAGCAATTTCTAGTCTAGATTCTACATTACTCACTGTGACTAGATTGAACGGCGGATAATTCTTCGTTGTTTCATGTAGATTAAACAACCTATCGAAGTATTCATCCATTCCGATACTATTTCTATTTATTCTCTCAATGAGCGCAGGCAAGTCAGCCGCATGAAAGCGTGTGAGATTAGACATCTGTACTTCTCCTTTAAAAGCGAGATTTGATTGTGTGGACCCCGAAGGCATCCGTTAGCGTCAAAGGGGGAGTTGAACCCCCAATCCTCTGACATACTTATTTAAGCACATAATGAAAAAAACTGCCACAGTAATAACCGTAACAGTTTGTAGGGTGTTCCGAATGTAGAGTGTGCCGCACGAAAGACACACCGTTATTTATTCGGTTTCCTGAGGTTTTTTACGTTTTCCAATGTTATATTTTGTTTCTAAATCCCATTCATCTTTTTCTTTGTAAGCAAGAACCTTAATTTGATTTAAGGGAGCAATATTTACAATTTTTTCAACATCAGTAATTGAGATCAATCCCCAATCAGCGAGAAGTTGTACAATACGATTACGTCTCTGTACATCATTTATAGTAAGATTTGCTTTCTTACCATCTAGAGCAAAGAGCTCTTTGAAGTGTACAATATAATACTTGCCCTGCTTATGCAAAATATGGCAAGACTGATATAATTTCTTTTCTTTTCTAGAAGCAACACCAATACGTGTCAAAGTTTCACGAACTTTGAGAAAATCATCTGGTTCATTAAGAGTAATTTGCACCATTTGATCTGGTGCCCAAACTACTTCAGGTTCATTAACAACGCTCATTTCGTTCCTCCAGTCTCAAGTTTGGATTTAATAAATTTGATCTGTTCTTTTGACAGAATCTTCAAAGCCTGGAGTGCTTTTTCATTACTATAACCATAGTAAGATTTGACACATTCAAGATCTTTGATATCTTCTTTACGAAGCCAAGGAGAAAATCTCTTTCGCTTTCTGAGACTATTTAGAAGAAAGTCATACTGTAACTTTTTTGGTAGAAAATGAGACCTATTCATCTCATTTGCATACATCAAAGAATCAATCTCACCAGACAAGCATTTGTTTACAATAAACGGAGGGTATTTGCTGATACAGTCTGGGTCTTGCTCGACTAAATTCTCTTTCGTGAAGTTGATAGAGTTCAACCAATCTTTTAGTTCCATAATTAAAATTTCGCAGTAACATGAACAATTGTTGCTCCAGGATTTCTTGCCAGTGCAACTTGCTTTGCATCTTCATAATCACGGGCAATCA